TGAAGTTCCGCTAGTACCTGATGTTCCATCAATACCACTTGTTCCTGAAGTTCCGCTAGTACCTGAAGTACCACTAGTTCCTGAAGTTCCATCAATTCCTGAAGTTCCACTTGTTCCTGAAGTACCATCAATTCCTGAAGTACCTGAAGTTCCTGATGTACCATCAATTCCCGAAGTTCCACTTGTTCCTGAAGTACCATCTATTCCCGAGGTTCCTGATGTACCCGAAGTCCCGCTTGTACCTGACGTTCCGTCAATACCTGAAGTACCTGAAGTACCTGAAGTACCACTAGTTCCTCCTGTAAAATTAATTGTTACATTACCACCACCATCATTAATAACAGAGGCACCTGAAAATGTCATACCTGTAACATTATTAACTGTTACGGCTGACGTGGCATCATAAATTGTAAGAGGACTTCCTCCTCCTGATGAAAATCCTGAAATATTTACTAAAGAACCATCACTATTATTAAGGGTTAACGTCTCAGTACCACTATTATATGTTCCACCTGTTATGGTACCATTGAAACCTGATATTGATATTGTACCTCCGGTATTGTTGAATAAGTCTAAAGTTGTTGTTGCAGAATAATATGTACCTCCCGTTATTTGAACGTCACTACCCCAAAATATTTGCCACCTTGCATCATTTTTTGTAACACCATTAACACCTTCAATTGTTGAACCTGTCCAAGAATTAATAAATTGAGTACCTTCAGGTGTGTCGTTATAAACTTCATAACCTCCATCACTAGCAATAATTGACCCCGCCGTTTCAGCATCATCCCACATTGTGGTAAATCCTGACATAGTATATTGATATACTGTATCATTTTCCTGAACATAAACTTGCATACCCAATCTTCTACGTCCAGAAGAAATACCGTCATTATTAAGATTTAAAATATTAAAAAAATCAAATGGGACGTTATAATTAAAGTTTATCGGGATTGAATTTCCTGAATATTGAACCGCACCACCATCAATTAATGTTTGAGGAGGTATTATCCAATTTAAATCAGATAAATAAAACACTTCCATATAACCCCCAATACCTAGGACGCTAAAATTAGTTCCGGTATCACTAGTTCTAGTTACCGAATTCGGGGCTTGTATAATCGTGGACGACGTTGGATTTTTATATTGAAATGCCATATTATGTTATATTATTTATTATTTTTATTCTTTAAACTAAAGTTCCTCCTTGGAAATACCAATTATTACCTAGATTATTTATATTTAGACCTGCTCCTGGTTTTGTTGTATAAACTCTATACGTCCCTGCCGGTATATTAGTTGAACCACTATAATTAACAACTAAACTATTTGTTGTTGTACTCACAGTTGTATCTGTTGATGGTGGATTCGTACCACCATTTTTAATAGTCGAATATTTTTGTCCGTTTGTTGCACCTGTCGAAACTATCCATGTATACCAAGCAATTTCACCTGAAGGAACTGTGGTATTTGGAATTTGAATTGTTTGGAATTTGTAAGCGGTAATTGCGTTACCCCATATGTCAAGCCCACCTGTTGTTGTTGATATTGGTGCCGTAAATATTGTAGGTTCACTAGTCCCCCAACCATTATAAGCAATATATGCATTCATTTGAGCGTCAAATATTGATTGAGTAGCACTCACGTTATTAATATTAAATCCTCTAAATGTACTTCCTTGACTCACCATATAGCTATTTAATGCTGCCCTAATTGTTGCATCATTTCGGTCAATGAATAAATATGCTTGGAATGCCGGTTGACTAGTTGGTGTTGGTGTTTGAGTTTGTGTTGGTGTTTGAGTTACTGTTTGTGTTGGAGTTTGTGTTGATGTTTGAGTTACTGTTTGTGTTGGAGTTTGTGTTGGTGTTTGAGTAGGAGTCTCTGTATTAGTAGGTGTCGGTGTTTGAGTCGGAGTTTCCGTATTAGTTGGCGTTGGTGTTTGAGTCGGAGTTTCCGTATTAGTAGGTGTCGGTGTTTGAGTCGGAGTTTCCGTATTAGTTGGCGTTGGTGTTTGAGTAGGAGTTGGCGTGTTTGTAGGTGTCTCCGTATTTGTTGGAGTTTGAGTTTGAGTCGGAGTTTCCGTATTAGTTGGCGTTGGTGTTTGAGTCGGAGTTTCCGTATTAGTAGGTGTCGGTGTTTGAGTCGGAGTTTCCGTATTAGTTGGCGTTGGTGTTTGAGTCGGAGTTGGAGTGTTTGTAGGTGTCTCCGTATTTGTTGGAGTTTGAGTTTGAGTAGGTGTTTCTGTATTAGTAGGTGTTTGAGTTGGAGTAGGTGTTTCTGTATTAGTAGGCGTGTTTGTAGGCGTCTCCGTATTTGTAGGAGTTTGAGTTGATGTATTAGTCGGAGTTGGCGTTTCAGTATTAGTAGGCGTGTTTGTAGGCGTCTCCGTATTTGTTGGAGTCGGCGTTTGAGTTGGAGTTTCAGTATTAGTTGGCGTTGGAGTGTTTGTAGGTGTTTCTGTATTAGTTGGCGTTGGAGTCTGAGTAGGTGTTTCTGTATTAGTAGGTGTTTGAGTTTGTGTTGGTGTTTCAGTATTAGTAGGCGTGTTTGTAGGCGTCTCCGTATTTGTTGGAGTCGGCGTTTGAGTTGGAGTTTCAGTATTAGTTGGCGTTGGAGTGTTTGTAGGTGTCTCCGTATTTGTTGGAGTTTGAGTTTGGGTAGAAGTTTGTGTATTAGTAGGAGTATTCGTAGGAGTCTCAGTATTAGTTTGAGTCGGAGTTTGAGTAGGAGTCTCTGTATTAGTAGGAGTGTTTGTATTAGTTGGAGTCGGAGTCTCTGTACTTCTAGGTGTTTGAGTTTGTGTCGGAGTATTTGTTGGAGTTTGAGTATTTGTTGGAGTTTGAGTATTAGTTGGCGTTTGTGTAGCAGTATTGGTTGGTGTTTGAGTTTGTGTTGGTGTTGGTGTAGAAGTAGGAGCTAATGCATTAGTAGGTGTTTGAGTTGGAGTTGGTGTTGGTGTTTGAGTACCACATTCAATTGTTAAAATAACACCATCTAATAAATTATTACGAGTAACCGCAGAATAATATATTATATCGTCTAAATAGACGTTAAATGGTCCTATTGAATTTGAATTTGGTGTTAACTTAACAATATACTGAGAACAACCATCAACCGACAATTGTTGTTCGATTTCAGAGGCACACCCAGGTGCATTATTGGTAACAAGAATAGAATATATTGACATTCGATGTTTTTATTAAATAAATACCACAACAATTCTATTTCAGTTATAATTAAAGTAAAAATGAAAATTTTATTATTAAGTATTATGATTATTGCTCTGTAATCGTAATATTAACAACACAAGAGGCTAATTCAATAGTGATTTCAAAAGCACAACCAAAAGTACAATCGAGTATTTTAAAAATCTCACAATCGTTATCATCCACTAACAATAACATAATTTCCGGAGCGGTATTAAATATTGTTGGTATCACAGTATTATAATAAACGGTTGGTGGTACAGGACCAGAGTTAATTGTCCCTAATAAATAACTATTATTACCATATACATCCGCGATGTATACACTAATTGGATATGTCCCTCCTGAAATATCAGTAATTCTAATTTGTGTCATATTATGTTAAGCACATTATGTCGTATTCAATAATCAAATCAATAATAATTTCTTGACCGTTTAAAGTATCATTACCTCTTGTTGTCTCAATCGTAATTTGATTTGTTAAAGCGTTTATGGTAACATTTCCGACCCCCGGAACCGATAATAATAACTGTCTGATAGTATCATAATATTCATTATCCGTTGGGTAAATATTTAATGAGGTTGTTGTAAAGAATGTTTCACTTGTAGTTAAATTAAGAGGAGTCACCGATACTTTTGCAGTAAATGTTGCGTTTACTAAATCACACCCTTCATTATCCAATGTTAAATCATAAAAACCTTCATTTAACATTTGTAATAAACCAAATTTAGTTGGTGATTCAACATTGAAAACTTCCTCACCCATAACATAAGTTTGATATGATGTTAAATTAGCAAAACAACTAATTGACGCTGTTCTAACTAATGAACATCCACCGCTATCTACAATTGTTAAACTATAAGTTCCACCCGTTAAACCCGATACTTGAATTTGTTGTGGATTATTTGGAACGTTATTAGACCAATAGAAAGAAAATGGTGGTACACCCGAGTTTATAAATGCAGTTAGTTTACCACTATTACCTGTACCACAAGATGTACTATATAATGAATAATCTAATCGTTCACTTGCCGTAACTAATACGCTAGTAGATTGAGCACATCCTGACGCGTCTGTTACGGTAACCGTGTGTGTTCCAGCAGAAATATTATTAAAAGTAACTGCAGTTAAATTTGTATTTAAAATATCATATAACCCATTATCAATAGAATAATTAAGTGGTAAGGTAGCTCCTTCACTAACAGTAATTCCAATTAAACCATTTACTTGGTTACAAGAAGTACCTGTAATTGATGTTGATATAGTATACTTATTATCAGTCATGATATAAACCTCATCAAAATATGAACAACCTGAATCATCACTAACTCCAACTGAATAAGTACCTGCAGATAAATTGTCAAATAGTTGAACTGTTTGACTTCCACTTGAGTTAATAACATCTCCTGTTGGATAAACTATTGTATAAGTATAAGGAGTCACACCTCCAATTACGGATATATTTACTTGCCCATTTGTACTTGAACAGGTTGAATTTGTTGTTTGAACAGAAACTGAGGCAATCCCATTTGGTGATGTTATTGAAGTATTAACTGACAATTGACAAAAACCCGCATCTGTAACTAAAAATGAATATGACCCTGACGATAATCCTGATATTGAAAATGTTTGAGAATAAGATATATCAACTTGACCTGTGGATGCGGAATAATAATAAGGAGCAGTTCCTCCTGTTATAGTTAATGTAATCTCACCATTCGCAGCAAAACAAGTTGGTGGGACGGCAGTAAACAATCCAAATCCTATTGGATTAACATCAATAACGGTTTGACTTTGACTTAATTGACACCCATACCCATCAGTTACATTAACAAAATAGGCACCTGAAGTTAAACCAGTAATAGTCGAACCGGTTGAACCATTACTCCACAAATATGTAAACGGGGATTGTCCGGTTAATCCGGTAATACTTAATTTACCAATTGGGGTTCCCCCACAAGATGAATTTGGAACCATATATAAACCATAATTTAAAGGTTCCGATTCTTCAACAATAAAATTTTGACTTCTACCCGTACATCCTCCTAAATCTTGGACTGTCATATAATAAGTTCCAGCGGTTAAACTTCCAAACACAACACTATCTTGATTTGTTGTTGCGGATTGGCTATAAACCCCATCCCCGTGATATAGATAATAATTTGTTGAAGAATATTGGGTTGTTGAGGTCCCAGTAACAGAGCCATTATTTTGAGAACAAGTTGTATCTTGAACCCCCAAAATACTACAACACACCCCATTTGAAACAGGTATGTTAAAAATTTCAATTTGATTAGTTGGTAGTGAACTATCTGTTACTTGAACAGTATATGTAGTTGCAAATAAATTTGTTTTAGTTAGAGATGATATTATAATATCCGTTGATAATACTGGGTCAACCCATTGTACAACATAAGGCAGTGAACCTCCTGAAATAAACAAATCAATTATTCCACTTGAATTATTTTGACAATCTCCCGTTACATTTATAGTATAATTAAACGCCATTAGTTGCTATTACAATTTATATTTATTTGTATTCCCACATTTAAAGTTAACAATTCATCAATATTTCTTTCTGTACAAGTTAAACTTTGTATTTTTAATATATTTCCATCAATTTCGTATGTAAACCCATAATCGTATAATAATGATAGATTATCGAATAATGCAATCCTCCACATTTGTAGTGTTGGTACATCGGTATATCCATAACCCACATAAAATGGTTCTTTAATTAATAATTCACCACCAATTCTTAAATCAACATACCATTCGGTTTGCACTGAGGTTTGTTCACAATCATTTAATGTTAAACTATTTTGAGTCAACATATTGTCAATTCGGTTTGCTAAAATACTATTAAAATTTCCAACATTAGGGTCTCCATTTAACCATGGATATACAAAAAATTCAGTAGATTCGGTTGCACAATTAAAATCAAAGATACTATTAATTATAAAACAAGGATTAACAGGAACCGGAACGAATTGACATCCTCTTTGTCTTCTATAAACAAATTTTTGTTTATGTAAAACTGAGTTCTCCAACTTAACACCGGTATTCCAAATTGTTGTAGCAGGAAACATTTGTTCCACCAATTTCATCCAATAAGGACCAATACCTGTAACATAATCAATAAGTTTTTGATAAGTATATTTGCTATTTGGTAATCCAACTGTTGCTTCAGATTCAATGTATTTCCACCATATTGATTGTAATGTTGGATACCCCCCTGTTTTACCATCACTAATGTATTGTCGATTTCTAACATTAATCATATTTTCCCAAAACGTTTGTGAGAATTCAAAGAATGTTTTCTTTTTAGGTTCAGGATTGATATAAGTCCAATCCACACCTCCCGGAACAGGATAACCAACAGTTAATCCGGATTCAGGTATTGGGTAATCATAATTAACCGATTGTCTCCAAACATCATAAACAAGACCTTGGGAAGGATTTAAAAATAAATCCACATTTTTAACATTTAATACTAATTTTTCATCGTCAACATAATAATAGGCGTTATAATCACCTTCAGTCGATACTCTAATTCTATTATCTTCTTCTAACCAAGACTTTTTATTATCAACAACTTTTCTTAACTTAAACCCTTCATTCATGTAAGGGAATTGTCTAAATCTATCTAAATACGGTTGTCCATATGTAAATGGGCTTAAACTAGTTTGAATATTATAGTTTTGACCTGTATAAACATCACCGGTAATAATCACTTCATCCGGACTTCTATGCTGTGGGGTTGATTCATACCACCCTGAACCAACTTGGAAAAAATAACTTTCGGTATTAACAGGAGCTTTAGGAAAACCTAAACTATCCATAGGGTATTCATCTAACCTTATCGATACATCTTCATATGTTGCAATTGATGTATAAGCGGAATAAACATTACCCCTAATTTTATACGTTTGACCAGGTAAATAAGCCGGAGTATTATCAACATAAGTTCCTCCTGATATTGTTGCCCATTGTGTGTAGAATTGGTCTAAATTAATCTTTTGGTCGGCTAAATAGATATGTTCATTATATTCAATTAATGAATCCGGAGCGCCAATTAACCTCATTAAAAATTCAACTGACCTTCTTGTTCCTTTTGACTTAAATAAGTAAGAGGCATTAATAATTAAATTACGATAATACGCGTAATTAATTTCAGTAGGTGTTAACGCTCTCGCATAACCAGGATAAGTTGGTGTTGAAGTATTTCCAAATACTGATTCTAAAAAATCTTCATCCGTAATTGGTGAGAAATTTGATGACCACCCTAATGTTTGAGCAAGATTAACAAGTAATTGTGATGGTATATCATTCGATGGATTGTAGTTAACCGAATTCATATAAGCTAACGCATCTATGAATTGTTTTATTTGGTCAAAACTTCTACCATAAATTTGAAATATCTTCTCAACTTTTTGACCCATAGTATCAAACTCTTTTAACGAGTCTGTCACCAAAAATCTTGAAATTAAATTTGTTTTAAATGAATCTAAATTTTCCGCAATTGCATCCAATTGAGCCAAATAACCATCAAATTGTAATGACCTAATATCTAAGTTCCAAGGTCCGTCTTTAGGCCAAGTAACTTGTTGGTAATCTGTAAAAAATTCCCCATTTTCAGTTTGAGCAGGAACTTGAAACACCGCGGTGTATTCAGGTCTTATTAACCTATTTAATAAGAATTTTTCAACTTCATCAAAATTTTCTGCGAATATCTTATCAGTAATTAAATCATTCGGTCTAATTTGGTATTCTTCGAAAACTGTAGTTGCCGATTCACCAAAAGGGGCACCTGAAACATAAAAACTAATATAACCACTACCTAATGTATCCGATGGTTGAAATGAATTTATTTTGAATATATTATCATTAATACTAACACAATAGTCTAAATAAGTGTTATATAAATTTCTATATGGTGAAGTTGTTATTTCCCTTAAATTTAGATTGGTTGCAGCACTTATAGAATAATCAATATCAAAAGGATTATTAATTCTATCAACATTAACTTGAAAATAAGTTTCGTCTTCAATAGGGTCATAACTGACATTAACAGCAGTAGCACCTGTAACAAATACTAAGTTTGAAAATTGAACGTCTAAAGAGGCAGGAAAATAATTAATAATTTTTGTCGCGGATACTTGGAATCTTTTACGTAAAGAACCATACATCGAAAAGTTAAGAACTTGTGAAACATCATAATTAGGATAAACCCTAAACTGAGTTGCCATAATTCTTCTACTTTCATTAACATCTTCAATGTTTAATGATTGTAAACTTAACGGTTCGGAAAATGCGCCAACATTAAAATTTCTATTAACTTTTTCCGTAACCGAAGTTGTAAATTCAAAATTACCTTGCGTTAAACCTCCTCCTTCAACAGTTTGTAAACCTACAATGTTGTCGGAAAAAGTCGCAGCCCCACTACCAGGTCTTGGCGGATAAAAATATTTTGTTGTTGTCGTATTTACTGCCATTAAGTTGTTATATTTGTAAAGTTTTTACTAAAATCAACATTATTCCCTCGACCTTGTCTAACCTCATATAACAACGCATTAAATTGGTCTCTAACCTCGTATAAGTTGTATTGTCTATAGATGTTATTTTGTGAATCATAAATTGTGTAAATTCCATCATCAATAGATTTAGTTTGATTACCATAAAGAGCAATCGCAAGAGATGAAATGTCATATTCAACCATCTCAATTTCAACCGTGATAGGATTAAAAAAAGTATTGGTTATAATGATATCTTGGCTTGGTTGTCCAATAAATGGGGTTGCATTTGGTTTGTTTGTTGGAGATGAAGATGGTGATAATGTTAAAAATATTAAATTTGAAGAACCATCAACATATCTATATCTAATTGCCTTTTGTTGTGTATTAACCTCATTCGACACAACAGGTTCACAATAAAAACTTGAAGTAATTACTCTGAAAAAATTAGGTATTTTTGAACCATCCGGATTTAGATATTCGACTCTAAAACCAACTAACCCCTGAGGAACAAATTTGTTTTGATATTGTGCCGGTACATTAGCCAAATCAATCACAAGACCTTTAACATTAGGAAGAGCACTTAAAACCCCACAATCAGTAATTATTGTTCTGATTTGAGCAGGTCTCAAATATAAGGTATAAAATCCTAAAGCATTAAACTGATTTGCAGGTAATGTTAAATTATATAACCCTCCCAAAACTTCAACACCTGCGTTTCCACCGGTTTCAGAATTTTCAAAATAAGGTCGTAAAATTGTTTGAGCATCCAATTTTGTTAAGACAAATGCGTCCGTAACATCTCTACTCGGTGTATAATTCATGATGATTTCAACATCTGTTGGTGAAACATCAGAAGGTCTTATTGTTCCATAGCTTCCAATTGCCATATCTTGTTATTTAATTTATAAATAGTTTAGTTCTTTTTTTCCTTTAATTTTGTTTGTTAACTACATTAAAAAATCCGTACCCGTAATTAATCATGTCTCCAAGATTATCTACCTCACCAATTCTTTGAACTCTTTCGTAAGCACTATTGTTACCTCTTTCAACAAAAACATTTGTTTGTATTTGTGCTTGGTCAACAACTTTTAATAAAACCTCATCTTTAGTTATTGGTGTTGAGGTTAAATTGTTCTCTGTTAATCCTGATGATTGTTCAAAATATATTGTAGTACCATCAAAATAATCGTAATAATTAATCTGAGTTATGGTATATGCAGTATAGATTGGAGTAACATCGGTAATCATTCCCCATATTTGTCCATTACTAATAACCGGAGTACCAATTCGTTGATTAATTGTTAAATCTCCATAGGTCTCTAATTCAGTTAATCTTGATTTAGTAATACCCGATATGGTAAATGGTACCGTAACATAATTGTTAGATGTTTGAGCAGATACTTCATTAACAGCATCTCCTGAAAATATATAATCATAAGAAACTGATGTACCAATCCAATTACCTGATGATGGTGCGAAAAATGCCTCTCCTTGAGGATTATAAATTGTCACATCACTAAATGGTGTTGTAATAGTTTTTGAAACTTTTGTAATTCCCCAAGGGTTAGTCTGTTCTAATGTAATCACATATTGTTTATTCTCAACAGGGTATGTATGATTAATTGAATTAGGTGCGTAAGTCGTTATTGTTTGTTTTGGTGAACCATCACCCCAATCAATTCTATAAGCAGATAAATCCAAAAATTTTTGAAATTCATTTGAAGTGTTATAAACATTGTAAGTATAACCTGAGGATGTAGTAGATGAAAATATAAAATTCGCCACAACATCTTTTTGTAAAACCGCACCATCAAAAGGACTATAATATCCCGCATCAACCGCACTTTGTCTTATCAAAATAGGAATGGTAAGTCCTGTTAAAATTGAACTTCCGTTTACTCCTGAACTCACAACTTGAGTCATAGCGGAATAGACCCCAACAGGAGTTCCCTCATAATCCACAACTGACAAGTCACCTAATATCGTTTCCGGTGATATCTTAATATTATAAAAATCTTCCATTATACTGGTGGGTTAATATATTCATACCATTTTATGGGAATATTAGTCCCCATTCTCTGACCATAAGTATTTAATACTTGATAAGTTTGACTCGGATAATCTAACTTAACCGTATAGTAAAAATATTGAGTGTTATCAAAATTATACCTTAGTCCATCAGAAAGGTCTGATTGAGGTCCATTAGTATCATCCAATGGGTTTGTACCTTTACCTGTCATCATTTTTGTAAATTGACCCGTCTTTGCATTATAAAACTTAGCCGCCATATAAAATGTATCCAAATTCAAAAAAGTTCTTTTCTTTAACCAATACAAGAAAAACCCTTCTTTATCCCCAACATAATCCAAAATAAATTTCGGTTTCTTTACTGAAACAACATTTCGACTCATTTGAACATCCATTTTTAATCCTTGTTGAGTTGGTATAATAACCGTAAGATAATTTGTTTGTCTTTTTTCATCCGGAGTATCATAAAAATCTAATTTAAAAAATGAATTTGCAAAATTATTATTATAATAATATAAATCTTGTGAGCTAAACCCTTCACTCATATAATCAATATTCCAACTAGTTATACTTGATAAAGGCCCCCCCGAATAAAAATAAAATTCGTAGTTTACCTCAGTATTATCCGTAGTTCCGGTAGCCGGAGCATGTGCAAATCTTGTCACCTCAAAATCTCGACCAACCCCAATAACTTCAGTTATCATTTGAGTCTCGTACTCATCAATCGCCATGTCTAACCCCAAATAATCCCAAGTCAATTTTATTGGAATATTTATGTCTTTATTAGTACCATCAGGTACCATCGTTACTTTATTCACAGTCATCTATTAATGGTTTTATTGGTATATCAACCCCGTTTAAACTTTCGTTATAATTACTACCTTCCGGTATTAATCTAAACACTATATCAGTAAAAGGATAATGAGAAGTATTTAAAAATGGATAATCAACACCTCTATCTAAATTATCAAAAAACCCATAAGTATATAAATCTCTCCATCTAAATTGTTGGTCAGATTCTGAATAGAATGAATATTCCGGTAATTGGTCAATAAATTCAACATTTCCAGTTTCAATATAATCTGAAAATACTTTTAAAGTCATTTTATTATGTGGAGCATAATAAAATCCTTTAGAATTTGTATCCACAAAATCAGAAGTTTGAAAAACAGTTTGATTATAATTTATCTTTTGATAATATGGTGAAATAACTCTTTCAAGTTGTTCATAGTCATTCCATTCACAAAAATCACCATATAAAACATCATCTTTAGTTAAATTTTGATTATAATAAAATGTTTTAGTCGCACCACTAGTTAAAGTGTATGATGATGATGGAACATCTTTACAAGTTGATTCAAAATTATTTAAATCCCAATAATCCGTTAAGTCTTTAGTTAAATTAAATTCCCACCCTTCTTTTAAACCAAAACCAAATGATGGTTCATTAAAATAACCCGAATATCCTTTATTAATAATTGTCAAATATAATTCACTCAAAGGTCGTTTTTGATTGTCTTTATATCCCGCAAAATTTAAATCATAGGCAGATGTTATATTGTAAGAATTACTACTAGTTTTTTGAGATATCCTTGAAATTTGATTTGGAGTTATTGAACTATATTCAAATTGTTTCTTCTCATTAAATACATTTTTTTCAAAACCATTTTTAGTTATAATCAAATCTTCAAGATTAGTTATTACTTTATGTTTTCGTACATAATACTTTGATTTTGTTTCAACCAAATTATCAGGGTTAATTACTCTTTTGAAAAATCCGTATACATTATCCGCAAAAGTATTTCCTGTATAACCAATATTAAATACATTGAACACATAAGGGTCGCTATCAAACAACCCATTACCTAAGGAATATACTTGAAATATGTTTGAGTTTCGATATGTTAATGATAATTCAACATATTCATCTACAGATAACCCATGGGGTGCAATACATTTAAATGATACTAACCCATTACCATTAATTTCTATATTTTCAATAATAAAAGGAATACCTTCTTGAGCCTGCCAATCAAAATCAGGTACTTGGTTATTTTCAGGTGTATAATATGATAATTTTTTAGTATAATCGTTTTCAAATGGATATGTTAAATAATACATCCAATTGTAAGTGTAAGCGCTTTTTGACTTATAAGGAAATTGTTGGTTATCAACAATTGGTCTAAAAAAATCAAACTCGTAATATTGAGGAAACCCTTTCCAAATCCCACTAACCGTTGAGTTTTCAGCGTCAACATAATATAAGTTATATTGGAATGGTAAATAAGTAGTACTACCAATATAAGTGTTATCATATACATAATTCACTTTAAATGTTGGTCTAAAAACCGTACACGCCTGTCTCTCATCATCATAAACCTGAGCCAAACTAATCGTCACACTTCTATCGTATTCCGTAATTTGTTGACTTTGTTGATTTAAGGATATAGTTACTCTTTCATCAACTGATGGTGCTCCTTTATATTTTAATCCACTAGGTATTATTGTGAAATTATTCATCTATCGAATATTTTTCTTTAAATTTATCTAAAGCAGTTTCCCCTTTAATTACTCCAAAATAAAAATGGTTTGGAGCCCCTACTAAAATTTTTGTTTCATAATTTCCACCATTCAAACTATAATTAAAGTTGCCATAACTTGTTCCTGACACATTAAAAATATACCCTCTAGCAAATGTATCACTAACAGGATAACTAGATGGTATCATATAACTTGGTGTTATAATATCTCTTCTATCAAGAGACTGATAATTTCTAGAAAAAATACCTCCTCCTGTAGTATTATTTGTCAACCAAGAATTTTTTTCACTACCAAAAGCACCTGCGATATCGTTTTGTGGATTTGGTACAATTTCCCATTGGTAAAATGGTACTTCTTGAGATTTAATTCCGTATTTATAAGTAAGTGCGTTAGCATTATTTGAAGGTCTAAAATCAATAACCCCGGGAGTTAAAAAATCTTTATTTTGTAAGTCTTGAGTTGTTGAAGAAAAGAAAATTGCCATTGTAGGTTGTGTAGTATTTCCATTAAACCCAACAATTCTTACCGGGTCTGAAGCCGAATCAGTTGCCTGATAAAATTCAGGTGAGAATGGAATAACACCAAATTCAGAATTTATTGACATTGCCTGTGCTAAATCACCATCAATTCTTCTTGAACTACCATTTCTTGAGAATAATTGTTGTAATGAGTTATCCCCAAACGCCAATATTTGTTCTAAAAACCCTTCATCTGTTATCCTACTTATAACAAATAAATTTACCAAATCAGAGGTGTCTGAATAACTTGTTGGATTTAAACTCTTCATTATATATCCCTTAGCCGATGGGTCAAATAATATTTCTTGGTAGAAATCATCTTTTATACCTAAATTAATAATGGTTGAAGGGAATAAAAGATTTCTTTTATTGACCGGAGCACTTAATCCATTTATCGGCCTTCCAACAAATCGACCAGTACCCGTAGTAGTATTTGTAATGTTATAAGGAGAACTTCTGTAATAGAAATTATTACTACTTTTGTCAAAATAAACTACTTCACTAGCAAAAATAGGGTCAGATGGTTGATTATTTCTATTGTAATAAATATCAACTTGTATTGGGAACATGTATAAACTACCATTAACCCAATTATTCATGAATGATTGAGATAATACTCCTCTACACAGACCATAAAAAAATCTAAACCTAAATCCCCATTCAGCGAATGTTTTTAAATCTTTTGATAAATCAAACAACGGGTTGTTCATCATAATATAACAACCATTTTCAACAGTATCTCCCTCTTGACAACCAGGTTTAACACCAAAAGTATTTCCAATACCATCACCTTTTGTATTAAAATCTGAAACATAACAACCCAATCCTACCATATTTTCACAATCACCTAATGTGGTGAGAGCGTTATTTGCACCGGGTAAACCCCCAATGTCAGGTGAAACCATATCAGACCCTAATTCAATAGTTGGATTATTAAAAGATAATCCCCCTCCACCAACATCATACACAGCAAAACCTAAATTTTGTTGTAATAAACTAACACTACCATTTAAATTCTCATCATTATCAATATAATCTGAAGATGGTAGTCTATCAGTTCTCATAACAATCAAATTAGAGTTACTCATATTAACTTCATTTGCACCTGAAAATTGTGGATATAATATTGGGCTAAAATATGCCGAGTTACCTAACGGATATGGGGAATCCAATCCCCTAAAACCTGATTGACAACCTGTTTGTAAATCACCAGGTTGGTTAGTACACACAAATCTAGTCGCATAAAATTTACCAACAGTTAAAATTGCTGCACCTGATAAATCTTCGGAATTATCATATAAATTATCCGCAGGTGATTGTGAATAACATCTATTTGTTGTTTTACTAGCAACACCGGTAAAACCATTCGACGGAATAGGGTCAACATAATTACTAGATGAAAGAAATGGAAGTGTATAAATCGAGTAAACTTTAGATAAATCTCTATCCAAAGCCCCGTAATACCCAACATTTGGAGTTGTATAAGCACTATAACTACTACTGTTAGGTTTATAGAAATAAGATGAATATGTTATATTTTGTTGGTTATTATGTTTTTGAACTGAAATACCATTACCGCTCGGTAAATTCTGTATTGGTATATTCATCCTTGTCATTGCGGTAAAAGTTACAGCATCTTCAGTTGGGTGTCCTAAAATTCTTCCTATACCATATTTATTTATCATTAAAGGTGAGTATGGGTCAACACCTCTTTGTAATATTAAAATTTTCTGGCTACTATAATCTGTAAAATTAGATGTTGGTAATGAGAAAATTGCATTTGGGAAGTTGTCTGCCGAAACAAAAGACGCGTTAGGTACACCAAGGTAATCGTAATTTGGGTACCGTAAAGGTAACCAACCTGAATCACTATCACCATTTGCGAACCCAATACTAAATAATCTATTCGGAGCGTTTAATGTTTTCCAAAAACTTGGACCACTATTATTATAATTTGGAATTGAATATTGAGGTTGTCCGTTTACTATCGTTTGATTTATAGTAATAGCTGTTAAAACTTGGTAATATTCAATATCAGAAGGATAAATATACCTTTGACAACCTTCACCAATAGAAGTAATTTCATAATCTGCAGTACCACCTGATTGAGACAAATCAATACAATTAGAATTTGTAATACCTGTGATAATAGGATTATCCGGAGTTATAGTTTCGGCAGTAAATGAAAGCACAACTTTATCTCCAGCACAAGTTCTATATGAAACAGTTCCCGGTTCTTTCACTTCTATGGTCATACTTGTAACACACTCAGAAGGGAAAGCCGGAATATCATATAATACCGGAGATTGAGCTCCAGCATAACTTACACTAGCAGTAAATGCACTTGTTGTGATAATACCATTAATACCATTTACCGCATATCCCGCTTGAGTTGTCCCTGTTAATATATAATTTTTATCCTTACTTTTGTTAGTATTAACAAACGATAATAAAGTACCTGGTTCTATATCTTGTGTTGATAACACAGTTAACGTGTTATCAAAATGATGTTTATTCCCGTTTGTTGGAGTTGAAAAAGTAACTTTGATTTTATTTACGTTGTCAAAGAATTTTTTTCGAGTGTTATAAACATTAACTCTTTCACCAGGTGGTAAAGTAATTCCTTGGTATAAACTCTGAGCTTCATTAGGAAATGTATACAGATTAGACGTTAGTGTTTTAAATTTTAAAGGATTTTCATTTTTACCTGCTTGTCCTGCAAGCGCAACCCCTTCCCCTATTGATTCTAATTGAAAATATAATTCGAAATTATCATCCGTAGCGGGTATCCCGGGCCAAGACCTATTGATACTTAGGTTGTTTTGAGTAAGAGTCTCGTTATATTGATTTCCATCAGATACTTGCGAAATTAACCCTGCAGAAGGAGGACTACCATTTTCAGTATCCGGATTTGGTTTTGTTGTTTCAGACACACATTCACAAGTTTGACATTCAGGATAGGTAATCATTGGTAACTTCATTCTACCAAATTTATATGAAACAATCTGTTTAAATTTAAGTGCCAAAAATAACGCTATTGCCGTCCATAATAACCCTTTTAAAACAAATGGCGCGATAAGTAACAACAATCCAAATGAAAATCCTGTAGCCCCTGCTGCCGCGGCATATGCTGCAGAAAACTCATAAACGGCATTAAGACCAAATTGAATAATAAAATAAGCTAAAATTGGTACTGCAAAATTATTCCATAAAAAAGCAATAAAATGATAAACAATTAACAAGGGTATTCCTATTAATTGAATAATTTGAAGTATTAAAGAAAAAATAAAAAAGAATAAATCGAAATTTCTGAACCCGTCATTTACCGGAAATTTATTTACCGTATCTTCACATTCTTGTGAATCAATCTCTTTAATACCAATAAATCTCCCTTTACCACCATTTTTAAATTGGTCTATAAAATTTGAAACAGTGTAAACCCTATTAAATTGAAACTGATAAAATGTGTCTTCACAATTAATTTTAGAATCTAATATATTATTTCTTAAGGTTACTTGAGGTCCACTATTCCCCACAAATCCTTTTGTATATCCACTCCAAGCTAACCCAAAGTAATAAGACCCTTCTTGTCTATCAGGATTAGTTACCGTACTAGCTCCCCACCCATATTCTTTAACATTTGGAATTAAATAATGAGGTCTTCTTGTCTGTTCTGAAACCGCACCTGATTGTGACCATTTTACTTTAAAACGATATCTCCCTTTTGTCGGAATTCCTACAGTCGGGTCGTTTGATAAAACTTTCTCCCCAAATTCATTAGTAATAAAATAATCTAAATTCATTGGTAATTCAGTCATCCACACACCATTACCATCAATAATATTTCCTGATTGTTCTAATTGAAATTGTTCTAATATTGGATTACCATCACTATCTTCTTGTATGGTTTGTCTAATTGCCAAAATTTGACCTGGTCCCGTAGTTAAGCTACATAAATTACCCATGTCATCTCTTGGTCTTGCATTTTTTCTTAATCTGAATGAATCCGATGTTGAATAAATTGAACCCATAAAAACCGATGTTGGTTGAATATCAATGTTTGCATCATCTCTAAGGTCAAAATCCATTCGGTTCACGGCAATTTGACATATATCAGGGTCACCCCATAATGGACTAACGTCTAATTGTTTTGTTAATGAAACTATTTGAGGTAAAGAACTTAAGTCAGTTGAAGTTTTAAATCTGTTACCGGCAACTTGTCCTTCTGTGGCCAACCCCATTCTAATTAAATCTTGAGGAGTTAATGAGAATTCACCAATATCGGATAAATCAACATCCATTACTAATGTTTGAGACCCTAATGGAACACCCATAATCATATAATCACCACTCTCATTTGTTTTAGTGGCGTATTTGAAATATGTGTCGTATATTTCAACGGCAGTTGAACCAGTTAAACTATCTTCTCTTGTTGGTAAAGTTCCTGTTGCGGCATGAGCGGAATAAGATTTTTCGTAAGGTAATAAATTGTAACGATAACCATCCTCATTCTTATCTGTTGGTGATTTGTAAGGATATATACTTGAAATTAATGGATTAGATTCATCTACCGCGCTAATTGGTATAAAAACTGAAACTCGAGCATTTGGAATACCAAATCCATTATTAGCAGTAACCCTACCAACAATTACACCATACTCAGCACAACTTCTTGTGTAAACATCAGCTTGTTGTATTTTTAATGATAATATTTCTAAAAACTCAAAATCTTGCTCCAACTCAACGTTAATAGTTTTGTTGACACCTAATTCGGTTTTAATTCTATAAGACTGACCCATGCAATTCTTTTAATTAATAAATAGTTTATGTGTTATTTTTAAAATTCACACACCTTACTTTTAATTATAAGATAGTTGGGTGATAAATAAACCTGTTATGAAAAGGTAACTGATTGGAAATTTTTAACTGAAACCCTAATGTCTTTATTAGGATATCTAATTTGATATACTTGAGATGGTTGAGCAAAAATTGTATCATCAACCGGAGCAATTTCTTTTGTTTCCAAATTACTATATTCCATAGATGTTTCGGAAGAAGAATATTGTCCACCAACATTATTATAAACATTTAATCCAGCAACAGTTAAAACTCCATTTTGATTTTGAACAATACTTCTTATTTCAGATAAATAAACATTTTGACCTAACTCCCTTGTTTGTGGATTAAGATAAGTCGAAATTCTATCAACCACATCAGAAATAACTTGTCCTGAATTTTGAGCAGAATCTAACACAATTTGAACGTCAATACTTAAGTCAATAACATCAGCTGTTAAAATTGAAATATAATCGTTCATCATTCTATAATTGGATAGGTAATTTGCAACATTTTGTCTTAAAGTGTCAGACACAATACTTGTTAATTTACCAGAAGTATCATACGATAATAATTGAATTAATATCTTATTATTATTCTCAGTTATGGATACTTTTGCAGGTGCACCAAACTCTGATGGCATATTTCTAATAATTGATTCGTAATCTTGTACCGTTACCGCTCTTTTTTGAGCTGAGAAATTAAATGAAACGTAATTTCTAATCTCCTCTAATGAAGGAGTCCCTGCACCACCAATCGCGGCAGTAACGTTATTACATCTTAGTGAATTAACAACAGATGAATTAGTTGACTCAGATGGTCCGTTTACAAAGAAATTAACAGTACCAACTTGATTAATCACATTTGTTCCTAAATTTGTCGCTAAACCACCACCAACTCGATACTGAACAAATAATGTGGAATTAGGTTTTAAAGCTGACCCCAATGAAAAGTTGTTTGAATATCTTTGTAAGTCAATTGTCGCTCCAACTGTTGTAAATTGGTCTAATGCGTCTTGGGCGGTATTTGTTCCACCACCAAAAGTCATCTTTTTAAATCCTTCGGAGGTATATTCACTTATAAATCTATCTTGTGTTTGAATGTATCTACCAACTTTAATACCCGGTTGGTCTGAAACTTTAGTTGGGTCTTCAATAAAAACTCTGTCTTCCGCCAACGAATCAACTTCATACCATTTATTTTCAACACCTAAAAATTCCGCAGTCGAAGGAATATTAGTGTATTCAGTCCCACTCTTAAGTAATACACTTGTAATACCTAATACATTTTTTTCAGGTAAAAATAATTCAAAGAATGGTTTTACGTCATTAGGAGTAATCACTCTTTTAAACACTTTAGTAATACCATTAACAACCAATTCTCGTTTAGTAATGGTATAATTAATTAAAACGTTATTAGCATTAAAATTTGGTATTTTTAATCTATTTGGAAATCCTTGAGCATTATATGGTGATGTAAAATCAATATCATATATGTTTTCAAAAACAATACCCGCTCCAACAACTTGAGACCCTCTTGTTAATGTACCTAAGTATCTTTCATCTTCTTTATCCCCAAAAGCAGGAACCGTAATTGAAAAATCTACCAAAGAAACAGATGGTCTCTGACCCGGTAATTTTAATCCATAAGTTCTTGCAATGTTATAAATTGAAGACCTTTGTTGAGCATATTGTAGAACCGTTTCTTGAATACTTCTATCAATATGATAATGTAAATTATCTGCAACCGCAGCATTCAAATCTAAGAATACCGAGAATACCGAAGCATCATTGAAATCCTGTATTAATTCAGGGTAATAAGTTCTTACATAGTTTAATAATTCAGTTCTTATTCCTTGATAATCTCTTGTAGTATATGATATATTACGATTTGCCATATGATATTAAATATTAATGATAACGAAATCACTCGGTCCAAAAGTTGAATTGTTTGTCGAGTAATCTATTTTTATTTTTGCAGTATACTCTGAAGTCCCTTTACCAGGAAATCTATAAATTGACGATTCACTTGTTCCTATTGTTGCCATCCCTGTTGCTAAATCAACTTCTTCTTGAGGGTCAGCAGGACTTATTGTAATTTGATTTAATAATAAATTTGGCATAAAAGTACCTACAGCATCTCGAATATCAGATTCAATAGCATCAAATGTTAATCCGTCAAATGGTTCAAACAAAAACTCATAAAGTCTTGTACCAAATGTCGGTAAATAATATCGAGAACCTTTTCGAGTTAAAAGTAAGTGAATTAAGTCCGCTTTAATTTCCTGAGATTCATATTCCGTAAGTTGTAAATAGTCACCCTTTACTGAATCCCTAAAAGGAAAATTAAGTCCATATGTTGTTCCGTCTGCCATATCTATAATTATAGTGTTATGATTATTTCTTATAAATACCTAAAAATAAAAAATCCCGACATTGCCGGGATTAATATAATTATCGGTAATTTTATTAT